TCTGGTCGTATCGTGCTGCTCGTCGGCCTTGTCGTAGCGCGCCAGCTTCTCCGAGCTAGACATCGCTCCTGTCGGCGCATAGGCCGGGAGCCTGTCCACCACCTCCTTGTCGAACCCCATCTCCAGTAATTCCGTGCGGGTCACGTCGTCACGCTCTTGACCCACCATGCGGGCTGACGACGGGTCCAGCGAACGGCTATCACCCGAAATGCGATATTGCTCCGGCGGCACCGGCTCGATACACACCTTGCCGGATTTGCACGTCCTCTTGAACGTCACATCGTAAACCGTCACATCGGTGGGCACCGGCATCATACCCATCGGCGTCGGCGTCATCGTCGGTATCTTGACCGTGCGCGTATCCTGCTCAGTCGCCTCCATCTCTGGATCGTTGAGCAGCATCGCCAACTCGTCCTCGGTCAGCCCTTCATACGTCTCCTTCGTCACCTCCTCGCTCTTGTCCCAGTAGGCTTTCACCACGCCATTCTTCTGCACCAGGGCGTCCAAAAACCATGTGTACAGGATCAGAAATGACGGGTTCTGCTTGAAGAAAACGTAGTTGACGTAGTCGCTCTCTTGCGATGCCGCCTTCTCGTCGTTCTGGGTGACTGGGTCGAACGTCACCAGATTGTCGGCAACCGTGAAGATCCGCAGCAGGGACGGCATGATGCTATCCACCACCTCGGCCACGTCTGCCGACACGACTTGCGACTGCCCCTCGATCTCGTTGCCGAGCGGCTTGGCGAGGTAAAAATTCCAAGCCTTAGCGCGCTCTGCCGAGATGTCGCTATCCGGCTTGCCCATCGCGGTCTGAAACTCAGCCTCGACAATGGCAAGCAACTGTCTATCGGTTAGCTTTGTCTTTTTTGAGCTTGCCATTGCGCGCGGGCCTGCTGATCTCGTCGCCCTCTATCACAGCGTTGGAATTATATCCTTGCAACTCGTCCAGGCGTTCCACGATGGCATTCACCGCAGAAAACAACTGCTGGATCTGCATCTCGTGTTTGTCCACCTTCACTTCAGTCTGTCTGGTCATAGGCTTTTGGGCCTTCTGTTAAATGCCTGTTCGCTTTTTGTGGCCCAACAACAGTTGCTAGGCTCATATCGTCCGTTGTTGTCGCGCCGTTCAAGCGTATGTTGCGGGGATGGACGTTTCCCCATGTCCGCTACAAATGTTTCAAATGAATTGACCCAACTATCGCAGACCGAAATTCCTCTGCCGCCATAATCTTCATACTGCGCCCGACGCTCATTCGTACAGCGGGCTTTCATGTTGCACCACGCGATATATTCGGCAGACGATTTTCTCTCCCGGCAATGCCCGTGTGTCGTGTGAAACCCGTCGTTAACTTCCCTGCAATAACATCCGCAGCTTTGTGTATGCCCATTCCGCAAATGAGCACTCGCAACTGTCGCCTGCCCACCACAATCACAGACGCATATCCATAACGCCTGCTTGTTGCGATATATGCGTGTCGGCGTGGCACGGCCCTTTACGAGCAGACGCCCAAACCGCTGTCCTGTTAGATCAATAATAGGGCGCATTAGATAATCGATATCCTTGGAAAATTAGCAGCGGCTTTGCCCTTGCGCTCTCGCGCGCGAGCATATTCCAGATCCGCCATCGCATGTCTGGTCGCACTCATCAATGGATAGCTCTTAAGAGGCACCTGTCCTTCGTCGCGTGTGAAACTGCGATATTCATCGAGCCACTCAGCGAGACGCTTCTCTACCTTGAACCGGCCGGTGAGCATTCTCTCTTTCACGTCCCTGGATATCGCCTCGGCCAGGACCGGCGTCTGCTTGGACGGTTCTGGCAGCGTGTTGCAGCCACGGTCCAATAGCTTGTCGATGATCTCCTTGGCTCCGTTCTCCCAGGCTATCGGTATCCACCGGCCTCGCGCGGTCAGTCCCTCGGCAATCACCGCTAGCACCTCACGCCGGAACAGGCAGGCATCATAGAGGTGAACGACATCGGCCTGCTTGTCATGCGCCAACCATACGGCACCGCAATCACCGGCATCTTCCCAGTGCAATCCCGCGATGCGCTTCCACCCGTTCTCGATCATTATTTCTTCGGAATGCGAGCGCCAGCTGCGCGGGCCTTGCTGTACGCAATAGCTATCTTCTGCTTTCTCTGCGCCGCCGCTGGAGCAGAAGTCTTCACCGTCCTCGGCGTGTCGCTGAACACCTCGCGCATTGCCGCACTGAGAAGGCCCTTGCTCTTGGTTTGCTTTGGCGCGGCACCCTTGCTGTAGGTCGTCACGGCCCTGTAGATTTCCTCGTCGGTCATCTTCGGGCCGCTCACTGCGCCTTTGGTCTTGAATAGCTGTCCCATCACACTGTCTCCAGAATGCGTTCGATTGGAACTTGGTAAACGTGCTTCTCGTGGCTCTTGGCGACAGCAAGACTAGTCGCCATCGCCAAGGCCACCATACCGTCAATCCTGCCTCGTGAACGCTTTTTATCCAGAGTTCTGTTGGCTCTCTCGTCCATTCGCACCACAGCATTGGCGGCACACATCTTCAGCACGGGGTGACCTCCGTGCCGTATCTTTCCTTCCAGCAACTGCTCCTCAAGCGTCCGCAACGCGGGCGACATCGAGACCCAGCCCTGGCCAAAGTCGTGAAACTTGTTGTCCACTACGCCTTCCGACAAACCGGCCTTGATCAGCCAGGGACGTAGATGCTTCATGTTCCAGCGGTCAAATGCGATACCGCGCACGTCCCGCTCCCCGATCAGCTTGGCAAGATATCCTGCAACGTATTCATACTGGATCGCCCGCCCAGGCGTCGTCTTCAGGAAGCCCTGCTTGTTCCACAGATCATACGGCACCCGGTCCCGGCGCGATCGCTCCGGCAAGCCTTCCTCAGGCAACCAGAACACCGGCTCGACATCCAGCATCCCGGCATTGGGAGAGACCATTACGAACGCGGTGAGGTCATTCGTCGCTGACAGGTCCAGTCCACCGTAGATCTCTCCCAACTCGCCGGGGCTAGCATCATTCTTGTCCCAGTCACTCTTGTTGATGAATGGGTTCGCCGCCTCCACCCGTTGGTTCAGGATCAGGTTGCGATACTCTGCCTCTCTGGACGGCATGCGCCGCGCTCCCTCGGCCATGTCCAGCACCTCACGAGTGTTCTGGAACTGCCCAAAGGCCGGGTTCGCCAGCTTTATGGTCTTCTTGGCGAACGGGTCGGCGTCCTCCGGTGCCGAGTACAGAAACAGCTTGGTGCGAGGATCGTTGTCGGCGTCCGCATCGTCGATCAAGACCGACAGGAGGTCCGCGTCGTTCGGTGACTGGGTACTGATCACGATCGACAGCGGATCCTCCTGCGCTCCGGTCGCCGTCTCCAATGCCTCATACAACGTGTGCCGAGGCCCTCTAACCTGTCCGAGTTCGTCGTGACAGATGAAGACTGGAGATAGCCCGAAGTTCGTTGAAGCGTCGGCGCTCAACGCCGTGTAGAGCGTTCCGCGCCCCGGACAGTAGAGTTGCTTCACCGTGTCGCGAACGACGACCATGTCTCTCAAGGAGGGTGAGAGCCTGACCATCTTCGCTGCCAGCCGAAATAGGATTGCCGCCTGATCCCGGCTCAAGGCCGACGAATACAACTCCGAGTTCTGCCGAGCCTCATAGCCGCAAAGATGCAGCAGCAAAAGGCACGCCGCCAACGAAGTCTTTCCGTTTTTCCTTCCGAATGAAATGATCGCCCGCCGCGTCTGGGTGTCGTAAATGCCCCTCAGAATGTCCTTCTGCCACGGGCGCAGAATGAACGGCTGACCAATGAACGGCCCGTCTGGAATGCGTAACTCAGCCTCGATCCAGTCAATGTTCCACTTAGAACGGCTTTTCCCAGGGCTTGCGGGCCCCGCTGACTGGCTTCGTTTTGAGATGCGTGGCACTCGCTATTCCTAATCTCACCGCCAATGCCGTCAATGCACGCGCCTCACGCTCGTGCATCACCAGCAATCTGTCGTAGTCCACCCTGGTGGCACCCTCGTCGGTGTCCAGAGCTTGAAGCATCCCGTCGATCCTCCTGGTCGCCACCGCATGTCGGCAGTACGCCTCAAGGATCGGCTGCACCGCACGGGAGAAATGATCGGCCGGTACGCTGCCAACCACCGCAATCCACTCTGCCTGCGCCTCGTCCGACAGGAAATCCGGCGGCTCCGGCCTCCTGACGACCAGAACCTCCTCGGCCCGCCGTACCAAGGTCAATTCCGCTGCTGACTTCCGGCCTCTGGCTCCCATTGGGTCACTCTAGGCGTTTAGGGTACGGTTTATGGAAACGAACTCACCCCCCTGGCGGTCCCACCCACGTTCATAGGTACTGGGTGGGCCCCCCCCCACCCTTCCTGCTGGGCCTGGAGCCTCCTTACTGCTGGCTTGCATGATGCGCTCATGGTGAGACGATGGTGACGCCGAAGAGTGCGCCAAAGGCTACCAAGTCAGTGTTCTCAATCTTCTTGATGGGCTTGCGATCACATAACGTATACACGTTCACGCCATCCTGCGTTGATGTACGCAATGTCTGATTGCGTGTTGCCAACTGAGCATTGAGATCGGCTAGCTCCTGCGCTGTTATCGTCATTGCCTTGTGTCCTTGTAGTGACCAGTGAACTTGCGGTCATAGTCCTTGCCATCTTGGATCAGCCACTCAGCATGCATGTGCAGCCAATCAGCAATGGCTTTGCGATCAGCCTTGGTCATCTCTCCCGCGTTGCGGATAACGACTGTCGCTGCGTCTTTCGCTTCTTCCATGTTCTATCCTCCAATGATGATCCTTGTCGGTCGGCATTCCACTCGCATCATACAACGGTGCTTGTACTGGTCTCATCATCTCTCTCGCCGTCTTCACGCTGTGACAGTGATGACACATAGGTTGCCAGTTGCGTCGATCCCAGAACAATGACGCGCTGCCCTTGTGATCTTTGATGTGGTCGATGCATGTCGCTGTCCCAGTGCAGCTTGGTTG